GCAAAGTGTACAAGTATTCTAGGTTCTTGTTGACTGTAGTCAAAACAACCCCAGGTATGTTTTTCTTCTGGTATAAACAAACTTCTAATCAGCGGGCCCAGATGCTTGTGACGTGCTGGTATCTGCTGTAGGTTTGGGCTGTTGTAACTGAACCTGCCTGTCACTGTGCCGCCTTGGTCTGATCGTATCTGGTTTATCTCTGCGTGTATGCGTCCGTTGTGTTCGTGTTTAAGTATTGTATCTATAAATGTAGTGTTTGCTTTGTTGATCTCTCTTGCTTCGTTAATTAGTTTGGGTAGCTCTGCTGGGTGTGTTGCAAGAAAGTTTTTTGTAAAACTTGGTGCACCTTTCTCTGTTCGATCGTATGGAATCTTTTGACCATCAAATGCTTTTGCAATGGATGCAGCTGCCCAAATCTCTACATCAAAACCTGCTATCTTATTAATATCTTGTAATAATTTTTTCTCTGTTTCTAATAGTTGTGCCTTGACAGACATTGATTTTTGCACGTCAACACGGACACCTTGAAATTTCATATCGACCAAACACGGAAACAAATTAGTTTCCAAATTAAATACATCCCACAGGTCTTGTTTTGATATTTCGTGTTGCAGTGCATGCCACAACTTCAGTGTGATCTCTGCGTCTTTTTCTGCATACTCACCAACAAATGGTGCAGGTAGTCTCCACATCTCTGCTTTTGGATTGACACCAAAGTCTTTTGCAGCATCTTGTAAAAGCTTTTCGTTCTTACGCATGCCAATGTAGTCTTTACCAACAGAGTCTAATGTGTAGCTGTATCTATTCTCATCAATCAAACTTGCAGCAATCATCGTGTCAATGATGCCACCGTTTATGTGAAAGCCAAGTGACCTGATCCAGGATACATCATACATCGCATTGTGAAATATTTTTGTTGATGTTGTGTTTAATAATTCTTCAAACCAGTCCAGGACCAATCCTCGATCCATGTTGCCCCCACCTTCGTGCGCTATAGGAAAATAGCCGGACCAGCCCTCGACCGCAACGGCTATACCGACTATCTCCCCGTCTCTTCTTACCGCACCTGATCCCATTGTGAGCAGGTTCGGATCTCTTGTCTCTAAGTCGATAGCTATCTCACTATGACTGGACAAATCTGGTAATCTATCTGGTGGCACCCATTCTGTCTCTGGTGTAAATAATGGTTGCTGTAATGTTCTCACTTATATTCTTCCTTTAATTTGTTCAGAAACCAAATAGCTTTGTCTAAATCTTCTATGGGTTTGCCTTTATGTTCGTGGCGCCAAATGTATTTAATTGCTGAACCCTGACAATAGTATTTGAAACCATCACCTTGGCAAGACTTAATTGCATCAATACAACCTATGTCACCTTTGTTATAGTGTGCTGGAAAATTTACTGGATCATTTTTTTTCATACATATCCTTTATTTGTTTTTGTATTCTTCTAATATTATTTCTCTCCCACAAACCAAAGTTCATGCTTGTCACAGGTCCACCTTGTGAATACAGTCTTCTACTTGGTCTTGCTATTCTCTCTAAATATTTTCTGTAAATAATTTTACACAACTCTATTGTTATGGAACCCTTCATATCGTTAGCGTCCCAACGGCAAAATACAATATTGTCTTTTGTGTATCCAAGATTAGAATCAAAGCGATCAATAGATAATAGATCTGGTGGTGTTGAGTGTCTTTTCTTTGCACCCTTGATTGCTAATTTTCTACCTATTTTCATAGGTTTACCTGTGTAATAACAATTCCAACCGTACTTTATTTTGTGTTCTTCCCACGCTGCAAAAAATTCTTCTTTGGTTAGAGTATGTTCCATCTTTGCCATCTTTTTTGAACCAGGAGACTTTTTATAATCTCCGTCACCGTTTTTCATTTTTTCTTTTTTGTAAATTCTTTTTTTAATATCATTCCATTTAGAAATTATAAAACCACTCTCTGTGTTTAAGTATTTAATGTTTTGCTTTCGCATAGTTTCGTTATCTTTGTAAGCCATTATATTGTGTAACTCCTCTCATAGTTTCTTGGTTCTAATATATGTAAAGATTTTCTTGCTCTGGTCACAGCAACATAGAATAGACGGTGTAGTTCGTCTGGATCAATATCGTTGTGGTCAAGAGCAGACTTAGTAATATCAGGTAAAAGTAATACATTGTCAGCTTCTCCTCCTTTTGCTCCGTGTATTGTTGATAATGTTATACGGGGTGTTTGTGAAATTTTTTCTTTGTTGGCCAACATGTTTCGTATGTAGTTTTCTGTCTCAGCATCTAATCCATCGAACGCTTTGTACCAAACATCTTGAGTTTGTAATCCGTGTTTCTCGATGCACTCTTCAATGTAATAACCATCTTCGTTCTCGTCCATGGTTTTACCGGTCTTGTATCCTGGCG